GAGCTCCACGAGAAGGCTCTGGGCTAGCTTGCTATTGATCTTCGTCGACATCGATCACGGGTATCTCAGCGAGTATGCGCTTCACGTCCTCTTCGTTTCCGTCATTGTCCGCGTTTACAGCCTTCAGCATCGCATGCAGAGCCCGCATCTGCCCCGAGCTGAGCACCTTCAGGTTGAAGTTGGCGGTGCGGTTGTCGATCGTGGCGCTGATGTTGCCGCTCTCCCCGTACTCTTTACGGAAGTGACTCTTGAGCAGGAACTCGTTGGCTTTGAGCTTGGCATTGGCCGCCCGTGGGTCATCGAGGGACGCGACATCTTCGACATTGGCGAGCCAGCGGTTTTCGTGTGTGCCCCTGGCCCTGGCGAAGTCGAGCGCGAACTGCTCATAGCGTGGGTCGCCGTCATGGCCGCGCCGAAGCCACTTGTAGAGGGTATGGACGGAGATGCCGACACGGTTTGCCACCTGGGTCACCGACGGCGTGTCCAGGGCCTCAGCACAGATGCGCTCAGCCAGCCGGTGGTTGAATTCCGAGGCCGGTATCCTTCCGTCGTCTTTGCGCTTGCCTATTTCGTGGATGTTCATGCGCTAGTCGCCAAATATCAAAACATGGAAGGTGAACACCTGCGTGCTCAGATTGGTCGTCGTATCTGACGATATGATCCTCGGCGCATGGATCCGCACCGTCGTTGGATTGTCGAAATAGGCAGTGGGCGCAGTGTATGTGCTGCCGAGCGTGTGGTTGACCATGACGATTGAGGTAGATGAGGCGGACAGTCCCGCTGACGTGATATCTAGGACTAAGTGAGCCGACTGCGCAATCACATCGTCAATCCCGTAATTCCATCCCACCCCCGCGCTTGGTCCCGATGTCACGACGCCCATTGCCTTGGGCGCCATCGCACTCAGCGGCACCGGCGTGGGGTCTGTCAACTCATCAAATGACGTTTCGGACCACCCAAGCCATTGCCCCATCGCGTTCCAGACCCAGTTCCACCAGTTTGCGGGCGGTCGTTCATCCGGAAGCCAGCCGGTTGCCTCCTTCCCCCCGCCGGGGTCTGTCGTTGTTCCACCGCTGGCCCAGAGCGGGATTCGTACTGTGGGTTTTGTCGCCATGATTCTCTCCTAATATGCTGCCCAGGACAAGTGTCCTCCAGTGGTCTTGGTGTCGTTCGCGAGTCCGAGGTTCGGACTGGTCTGGACGGTGCTCGGCAAGCTCGACAGCGTGAACAGAATTGAATCAACCTGGAACGCGTACACAAAGAGGACCCTCGTCCCCGCTGACGCGGCTCGGGCAACGGCTATCTTCGCTGACTGCGCGTTGTATCCAGCAGAAATCGGATAATTGACAGGGCGGAGATAGACCGTCTTTGGATAGTATTCCACGTAATCGTAGTCCGCCGTTGGCATCTGGACGACAAGCTGCACGATGTTGAGCAGCTCGACTTCGGTGCCGCGACTGAACAGAATGGCAAGCTCGGTCGTGATCGCCAGCCGGTACGCCGTGTCGTCACGGCCACCCCTGGTAATCCCAAACAGCTGCCCAATACGATCAAGCCTGTCCCCAGTCGCGTTCGCGAGAGAGCGCTCTGTGTAAAGAGGATAGGCGGCGGCTTCGAGGTCTTGAACACGCTGCAGATAACTTTGCAGAAGCAGCTTCAGGTTGACGCTACCCTTGAACTGGTCGAGCAGTCGCCCGAGCCCTGTTTCTACAATGGTGGTGTTTTCCTCGCTCATACCGAAGTCACCGTCACATCGCCAGCGGCGATGGTTCCGAGGTCACGCGCTGAAGCGATCCAGGCCACAGTGTCAGGAGTGGCATCGACAGCCTCCACAAAAGTGTTGTTGACATCCACGCTAACAACTCCGGTCAGGTCGGCGACGACGTTGATCAAATCGGATGCGTATACGCTTCGCCCAACCGTTAGATTCCGCACAGCCCAGTCCTCAATCGCCTGAGCAACCAAGGAGTCCCCGATGTAGGTGCCGTCCGTTGCCTGGGTCAGCCTCACTGCAACGTATAGGCGCACCGTGACAGGCTCCGAGTAGTAAATGGTATGGGTTCCGCCCGTCGAGTCGGTCGCCGTGCCGCTCAGTCCCCCGTATGTCTGTGTCCCGGCTGGCTTGCTGAGCCAGATTTGATCGACGATGTCTTGAGGGTCAGGACTCGGGGCGGCGATGCTCGAGATCAGCACCTCGATCGAGTGGGGAGGCAGGCCGAGGACCGGATCGGTCACCGACTCCACGTTCTCGAACACCGTGCACGAATCAACCCCCGTCACGGTGAGCATGTCTGCCCGGATGGCTTCGACCGTGCTGGCTCCCGGTAGCGCCAGACTCTGCTCGCGTCGCGTCCGTAGCTCTCGGTCTGTTTCCTCGTCAAGCCCGGGGACGATCGGTGTACCTGTGGTAAAGATCTGCGTCACGTCAGGTTGCGGCGTCGCAATGACCAAAGTTTCGCCCTGTGCGACGTTGCTATAGCTGCCCTCCGTCACTGCAATCGCCACAGTGATCCCAGCCAGGGTCACCGGCGCGACAGTCTCGAAGAGGCTATCCGGGTCACCGTCCGGGTAGAAACGCAGACCAGCCGGAATCGTCGCGCTCGGCGTACCGAGTAGAACCACCTCCAGCTCGGCCTTCGTCGCTATTCTGCGGATCGTGCCAGTCAGCGCCGCAATGTAGGATAGCGCTTGTCCGCTTGCCGTGTCTGGGTAGGCGCTGTGGTACAGCTCCTCGAGGAACTCCCACGCCTCCGCGAGCGCAGCCGCATAGATGCCGTTCAGCTGGCCGAGTACATCATCCGGCCCGACATTGAGGTCCGGGTCGATGTTGGCGAGCTGTTCGGCTTCGATGTCCGCTCGGATCTCGTCCACACTCTTGATCGTAATGCCCGTCGCCGTCAGTCCAGCCATACTAAATCTCAATCACAAAGGGGTTGTAGGTCAGCACTGCGCCCGTATCCATCACGGCGCGAAATGAGAGGTTCATCTTCCGGCTCTGCTTGTCGAGCGTGATGTCGAGTGATTCCACCAAGCTGATGCCGGTCGTGCTCAGGATTGCCGTCCTGAACAGATGCCGGAGGAGCAATAGGTTCGGTGCCTTCACGTAGACATCGCGGTAATAGGGAATCCCCTGAGAGCGATCGAGGAACCATTCCCCGAGGAAGAAGAGCAGGCGAACGCGCAGGTTTTGCTCTATTGCAGCCTCGTCGCGCACGATGTGCAACCGATGCCCCGTCAGGTCGAGGTCCCCGGACTGTCCCGTGTAGTTCAGAGCGATGTTACTCATGTCTCCGCCTTCACTTTGGAGCTTGCGGTGTTTCCAACGGTCGTGTATGGGGCGATGTGGCTGATGGTTCCGTTGGAGCACTCGATGCCAGCCAGGTCGTTCTTGATCTTCGTCAGCTCCGTCTCGACCTTGTCCTTGAGAGCCACGAACTGCTGCGCCACCGATGGCGACTGTCCGATGACCACGGGGTGAAACGTGGCGCCGCTCATGGTGAAGCGGCGAAGGTCGCCGGGGTCTACCGGTCCCAGTTGCTCGCGCCATACGTCCAAACTGTATTTGGTGCAGATGACGAGGCCAAACGTGCCTGAGTCGATGGTCCAGCTCATGAAGTGAGGGAAACACACCGGCACGTTGTCGATGTAGGCATCACTCTTTTCTGCAATCGGCTCGACCTGTCTACCGTTTGCGTCACGCCACACCTCGAGGAACTGCGGCTCGAGCTTCACTGTGCCGGAGGATTCGTCATAGCTCAACACCTTTGCAGGGAACGCGGTTTGAATGGACCGCTCTCGTTGCTCGGTTTGGTTGCGAACATAGGTGAGAAGTGATGGAGTGGCAGTCATTTCACCACCTCGCCCTCCACTTCAATATTGAAGTCGCTTCCCCAAAGGCTTCCGCTGTAGAGCGCCCGGAGCACACGATAGTAGCCCTTTACGAACTCGGTCTGCACATTGAGAAGGGAGCCCGGAAACACGTTCGGAATCAGTCTGTGATTGAACACCAAAATGCCTTTGTTATCCACCGTTGGATACCCGATGAGCCCGGTCGGGTCTGGATACTCTGCAGAGGCGCCTGTGCTCACCGTCACCATTGGCACACCCGTCTTGCCTTTGCCGTACTCTAAGATTTGGATTTCGTTATCCTGCACACTCCATTCGATGCCTCTGCTTTTCGCAAGCGCGGCAAGCTCCTCGTGAGCATAGCCCCGGATCGATATCCCGTTTTCGAGCCTGTTTGGTAGCCCGTTGGCTTCACGAATTGAAAAGGCACGCTCTATGTTGCCAGCCCCTACCCCTGACACGGACGCAAGGTAACGAAACACGGAATCCACCGAGGTGCCTTTGGCGAAGAACTTGCGCGCCCATATCTTGCTGCCCTTGTGCCCGTCTCCGGCCTCGATGTCAGTGGCAAGCAGTGGCGGCTCCCTTCGCTGACGAACGATGCGGACATCGCCCACAAAAATGGAATGGAAATTTGTCTCGTAGCCGGCTTCGAGCGTGACGATCAGGCTTGCCTGTTTCTGAAGCTCCTCTCTAGTCTCGGCGCTCAGGTTGTATATTGTCGCGTTGAGCGTGTTTGGCTCTTTGTCTAGGGTTCGTTCCACCGTGAACCCAATGTTCATGTTGTCAGGCACGACGTAGGGGAAGAAATCACCAGGATCGGGGTCCAGCGACTCAAACCGCATCCGCACCTTTCTACCGAAGACGCCCACTAGACCGCCTCCATGTAGATCAGCGAAACATCACCAATGGTTTCGAGGGTTGGGTCAGCGGCTCCCACGAGCACCAGATCGCCAGCCGGCATGATGTCGAGTGTCCTCGGGATGGTTCGGAGCAGGTCAATCCCGATCACGAGCACAGCCCCGTCAACAATCCTGTCTCCGTCCTCGGTAGACATGCTGAACGACCACCGATCTGCTCGGCTGTTCCAATCAAAGGTCAGCTTGTACGACCGCCCGTCCAGCGACGTGGATTGTGTCATCAGTGGCTGCTCTGAAGTGGGGAGCGGTATGGATAAGGCACTCATGGCGTTGGAAATAGTGAAAGTTTGCGCACGTCATCCAGTTTGAACTGATACCAATAATTCTGGAGTGTTTGCGTCTCTTCTTTTTTCGTG